CTTGGCTTTCCTTCGGGATTGGCAACTTGGGTGCTCTGCGTAATTAAAAAGGTAATTGCCCCAGTTGCCAATCCCGAAGGAAAGCCAAGCCACTATGAATACTAACACGCTGTTTCAATCTTGATTGTCACAAGACCTCCCATTTTTGCGAGCCGCTGCTTCCAGAAGTACTTTGGTTGGCCAATGATCTTCTCGCTATCGTCAACAATCACGTTAGCCTCAACCAATTCGTCTTGAATGCCCTTAAAGCTGTTCACAAGCGAATCAAAGTCACATTGCTTAACTGAGTGCCTCGTGAAGGTTAACGCGGCGCTATTGAGCCCGAGGTTCTTTATTCCGGCCTTCAGGCATTCATGCTGAATCAGCATGGCCCATTTTCGACGCTCTTTGTGTTTTACTGCCCAATGCTTGCGGCCGATTTGGTTGATTAGTTTTGGCAGGTCATGAATTGAGAGCTCAGCTACCAGACGTAGGGAATTTGCTCCAGGATCGTTTTCTTCCAAGCTGCTACCCATAGACCTACTTCTTCAATGGTGCGAATCGGCATGTTTGCTAGTGAAGCGGTAGTGTCGGCAGGCAAGGAGTTAAAGTCAAAGCCTTTAGAAAAATCTTCAATTTCTCTTATCGCGGCGCACATGGCTTCGTATTCTGGATCTTGGCTTTGAGTTTCAAAGATCTGCGGCTTCAACGGGACCTCCGGTGGACTTTCGATTTGTCCAGATTTCATTCTCTTCTTAACAGCCTCTGAGAGAGAGCGAACACCATCACGCAAAAGCGTACGCTCTAAAGCTCCAGTTGGCCAATGCTGCCGGTCTTTCTCGTGTCGTTCATTCCAATCGTAATCATGACTCATTGTCGCACCTCTGCTTAATTATTAAGCAATCGAGTTTTGGGCATACGAGGGGGATTCCAGAGTGCCCTATTCCCCGGCTGCTGTTTCCCGTATGCGGTTTGCACCCTCTTCTCCCCGATCTAGCAGATTGCTGAAGCCCCAAACTATACTCCAGCGGAAACTCCGGAGTGTACCTCGGGGATTCAGCACTCTACCAAATCTAGGCGTGTCCTGGCTCCCCCGGTCCAGTTACAATGGGAGTGTCAGGTGCAATATACTCAGGACCTTCTCTCAAGTGTGCAGAATGCTTGAAAGAAAATCCGCCATTGACTTTACGTCAGCTCTCGCCCGGTTTAACGATTTATCGGCTATCCGCCATCGGCGTTGACAATCCGGCCTTGGCGATTAAGAATTCAACCAAGGCCGGGTTGTTGCTCGCACATCAATCAAGTCAAACACCCCAAGGGTTGTCAACACCTGCGGGGTGGTTTTTTTTTAAACTTGGCTGCCTTGCCTAGCTATTGCCGAGTGATCAATCTTAAAACTTAAATGTTCCGCGTCATAGGCTTTGAGTTGGAGATCCAACATACGACGCTCTCTGTTAAATTGAACTTCGGCTTGAACCAAGGCTTTTGAGAAGTCGGTCCACTCTGAGGATGTGTAGACCTTAGCCTCTCGCTCCGCCACAGAGCCTGTGGTCGATAAATAAAGCAGCCCAAACTCTGACTCCTTTGAAGCTTTTAAATTGAGCCACGGCTCTTCCACAGCCTTTAATCGATCAATCTGGTGGCTGATCTTAACTAACCGATCCCTCAATCTCTCATCCATTGATCAAGTCCCCTTAAAAACGTCTGGCTGGACAACTCTCATCGATCCCCTTCATCTACCCCCACGGTAAGACTTCAGACACCAGCCAGACAAAAACAATTATAATGCTGCGGCTAAGATCTTGAGCTTATCGTCCTTGCCGAGATTTGAACTAACGACGCGGGATACAAAGCCTGGGACTTCGCCGTCTTCAAAGATTAAGGAATGGCATTGCTCAGGGGGAAGAAGGTTCGGCTTTGGAACCTCACTTGCATAAACACTAGCTTTATCTAAGGCCGCTAACTGCTTACGATACCTTGAATAATTCGAGGAATTAATTCCCATCTTCTTGCAAGCCTTGGTCATCGTCATCCCTGAATCAATCAGGTCTGTGATCGCTCTGATTTTTGCTTCTGTTTCTTCTTTCATTTTATCCTGCTCCTTTTGTTTGCGTTGCTTAAAACGGCAATTCTGGATATTCGGGAAGCGGCTCATTTGACCACTCCATCTTTTGCTCCTTAACGGGCTGAGGCTTTGCGTCGAGGATGTTTAAAGTCACGGCCTCAATCTGCTTCATAATCTGTGGCGGGATCGGCTCTTTTAAGAGCGGCAAAATGGAGTACTCAGTCTCTAGCTTCTCCCCCCTCCTTGAGATCTTTACTTTTGTCTTTTCTAAGTCATATTCGTTATTCACCTCTGCAAGCAGATTGTAGACAGTCTGAGAGAACCCAAACACCTTGGCCACAAAACGGCCATCGACCATCGTCACAAAGTTAGCCTCAAATCTAATCTTTGCTCCCGGCTCATCTGAGCTCACCTGGACACTCTTCCCCTCCACCCACTTGATGAAATAGTGATGGATCTCGCCACGAAAGATTCCATTCACACTCTCCCCCGCTTTGATCTTTAAAAACTTCTCGCCACCGCTGCCAGATTGGACAGCCGCTGTCTTATCGAACTTCATACTTTCTCCTGTGTTTGAATTAATCCTGTCTTCTTTGATTCTTGAAATTGAGTGCAAAACGGGGCAGCTGTGCAATAGCCCTTACAACGATTCCCACCCCAGGTCTCAGCAGGTGTACATAACGGAAGCGCATCCTTTGCCTTAACGTGGGCTTCGATTCTTGATTTAATAAAAGATTCGGTTTTATCACGATCCCATATCGGCATTTCAACAACTGCAATCTCTGCCTCAGGATAGCCCGCCATATACTTAAGTTTTTGATAAGGATCTGTGCATCTTTTATCCCAATCACGAATGATCCCCACAATCTGTAATTTTGTTGCGTCATATCCATTCGAACGAATCAACTCAAGCTGCATGTTTAACTGCTGAATCCATTCAGGCTTTTGCCCTTTCCCGCCCTTACTTGTGAAAGGATAAGCCTTTGTGACCTTAAAATCAGAGAGTGTGTTGGTGTCGCGCTCTAAAAGATCAATCTGACCACTTAAAACCACACCCTCAATCTTTGTGAAGAATCGCTTCTCAACAAGGTCTGAGTCAGGGCGGGCAGATCGCTCCAAGACTGAATGAACACTCTGGCCAAGGAGTGAGAAGATTCTATCTGAGACATCTTCCTCTAGCTCATGCTTGTGAAGCTCTTCAAGCCTTGCCGCTCTCGCAGGCTTTAAAAGACCAGTCACACTAAAGTCAGCTTGTCCCTTGTCGTAGCTATCGTTCTTTATAGCCCTGACAACTGACTCAGGAACCCCGTATTTGTTTGTATATTTCAAGATTCAGCCCACCCTTTTTGCGCATCGACCATAAAAAAATGCTCCTCAACATGAGCCCGAATCATCTCTTGATCTTGCTCTTCAAGAGCCATCCATTTCACTGGGTGGTCATTCGAAGTCACCCAGATATCCTCCGGGCCACCAGCCTCCACCTTGTAACGCTTCCCCTTTTTAGCCACGAACTCAAAGCTCCACACCGTAGCCATAAGCCTCCCCCAAAACAAAACCCCTGACTCAGGGCCAGTTAGCCATGATCAAATGACTCTGGTGGGAGAGCGTTTTGACGGCTCCAGCCCAGAGTCAGGGATATTAAAATTTAAATAGTGTAGCTCTCCCACAAGTTACCAGGAGAGCTGTATAAATGAATTGATTTTAAGTCAAACTATTCTGCGAACTTCTGCAATTGACTCAATGGTCCATTAAATTTGTTTAAATCCATGTTGCTAGCTCCACCATCGGTGTACTGCCAAAAAGACCAGTACTTCCAAGGTGTCGGCACAAGCGGGCACTTGGTCTGATAGTGAGCGATCCAAAGCGCATAGTTGGCAAAGGATTCATCAAGCAAAAGATCTTGAAGAAAGTAAGGGCTCCCATAAACAATCGGGGTTTTCCCAGTCTTTTCCGCAACAGTCTGAAGGAACAATGCGCCGCCCGCTCGGTCTACTGAAGAGGGAAATCCATCAGTAGTTTCCCAGTCCATAACACAGGGTAAATCTCCCGCTCCAAGCTTACCAACAACATTGCTAAAATAATTAGCTTGAGCAAGAGCATCGTCCTTCGGATGGTAGTAATGATACGCACCTCGGAGGATTCCGGCAGCCTTAGAGTTAGCCCAATGTGCATCAAAACATGGATCTTTATATAGATTCTCGCTAGCTTTGATAAAACAAAACTCGTTCCCATTAGCTTTATATAGTTTGAAATCAACAACAGGCTGGTAGCTAGAAATGTCAAAACCATTTACAACCTCACCAGGCGCGCAAACTGTCTGCATACTAATTCCCCTTAACTTTTATTTGAGAGACCTTTGTATAAAATGCTTCAAGAGCTGCAGTCGTGCTGTAGTCGCAGCAATTGCAATAACTGCAAAGCTTCTCCACCTGACCTTTGATATCACCAAACGTCTTAACGTCGGTGCAGATCAGCGGCTGAGTATTTAAAATTATATCCCATTGAGCAGCACTAAGATCTTTTTGCGTAGAAACAAGAGTGTGAAGCTCCGTAGCTCCTAAGCTCCCCTTGTTGCCATACCAAATCTCATCACTGATTGGGACTTGTGCGCAGCCGCTAAGGGCTAGAACTGCCGTCGCTATGAACGAGACCTGCAAAGGCAGAATCAAGATCTGTTGAAGCTTTTTGAATTGCAACAGGATCCCCTCCCTGAATGGCAGCTTGAACATTATTAAATGCTGTCTGCGTGGCGGTGGTCTCAGCTGAAATTTGTAAGTCTACAATGATTGAAGTCGCAACAGCTGCAGCGTCATCGTAAAAGTAACTTTCTAACCATCCTAAAATAAGACCTAAGCCTTGCTTAAGTCCAGGAAGTCCCAAGAATGGAACCTCCGCTATAATGGCGGCCTCGACTGCTCCCTCTCCCAAACTCATTGCTACATTAATCGCCTGATTAACCGTTGCAACTAGTGTGTTGTTGGTCGAGGGAACATCACCCATCTACAGTGCTGCAATCTTTGCATCAAGTGCTGCAGTGATCGCGGGGAGCATGGCTTGCTCGAGCATTCCGACAATAGGAGCATAGGTGGCGGGCAATTTAGCAATCAGGTCAGCCAAAAGCGGGCCCAATTCTTTGTCTACCAACAGCTGAGCCAGATCTTTTAAAACTTGTACTTCAGTTGCATCCAGTGCCATAAAACCCCCCTCGGTTCATTAATTATTAAGGTCAAAAACCAATTTATCAATAAAAAAGAGAAGGCTAGTCTTGCGTTTCACCAAACTTCTTTTCTAAAATCCTCTCGATTCGGTCAAATCTCTTATCCATGTCCAAACGAAGACTTGCAAGCTGGCCTGAGAATATATCACTGACTTCTTTACTGGCTTTGCTTTGGTCTAACCGGTCCAGAGATCTTCTAAGCTCATAACGATCTTGCTCTGACCTTGCCAGTGAGACTTCAATCGCCGAAATTCTCCCTTGGCTATCGGCCGCTACAGTGTCGATAACCGTTTTAACAGAGGCCAAACGCTCCTCCACAAAAGCAATCCTGGACTTCGATTTAGCATCGGCAATTAGCCATGCAATGATCGCCGCAGCAGCACTCCCGAGAGAGCTTATAGTTGCGGTATAGAGATCCAATTAAAGTCCTTTGCTGCACATTCTCACAGAGACTACGCCGTTTGCGGTTCCGCCCGATAGGTCTGTGTAGACTATCTTCAGATATTCGTAACTTGTCTCTGTGTAAGGTATCAAAAAGCAAGAACTAGACCCCACCGCTGTAGTGGAACAAACAATAGTTGACGCACTCCCAATCGTATTCCAATTGACAGGCTTAAATTGGTTTGCAGGAAGACCGTAAGACTGATCATTTGAAGCCTGGACAACAAAAGTTCCCGCGCAAGAACCGCTTGAGACTGAGATCTGAAAGCTTGCTCTCAGGATTGAGTTTGCCCACACAACCCCAGAGCTGAAGCTTGCGGAGTTGGACACACTAGAAACTATTAAGTCATTTACTGGTCTCAATTTAAACTCCTATTGATAAAATTCTTCAACAATGACCACACCGGGAGCGCCTGCGCCTCCAGTTAAGGCGACTTGGCTATTCCCGCCAGCTCCGCCCGAGCCTCCAGACCCAAATCCTGATCCCGCACTACCATTGCCAGCTTGTTGTGAAGCTTGGCCTCCAGCGCCCATTATGGAAGAACCGCCGGCTCCAGAAAGACCTTGCCCGCCCGTCGAGCCCAAAATAATGCCCGGTAAGCCCGGCCCACCACCGCCACTAATAGTGCCGCCGGAGCCTGCACCGCCCGCTGCACCTAGGCTACCAAATACTGGTCCGGAAGCAGTCCCGGCGCCAGCGCCACCCGTTCCGCCAATTGCATTCATCGTTAAACCGCTAAATAAAGATGTCCCACCTGCGTTACCAGCGTTGTTTCCCTGGGCCGGTGCGGCTCCTCCGGCTCCTACAGTGTAGGTGTAGGTCGGAGCGGGTGAGCTAATCCATCCAATGCTCCAACCACCACCACCACCACCACCAGCCGCAGCGCCAGTTGTAGCGCCAGTTGCCGCGCAACCACCACCGCTTCCACCACCACCAATAATTGTGATTTTAAGCCATTTGGCCCCGGTAGGAGTTGTGTAGGTCGCAGAACCCGAAGAAACAACCTGCTTTGTCGGCGCTGTTAGCGTTCCCCAGCTTGGGATCAAACTGCTTGTCGAGACTGTTAGAACTTGGCCACCCGTTCCAACTGCCAACCGCTGAATGTTGCCAGAGCCAGAGCTAACAATTATGTCTCCAGAGGTGGTAAGCGGATTCGTCAAAACTGATGACCAGGTCAGAGCAGAGCCGCTGCTGATGCTTAACGCTTGGTTTGGACTTCCAAGAGATCCAGGGAAAGAAACAGTGTATTTGTTCCCACCAGTTGAAGACGTTACCGTCACTGATCCGATAGTGAACTGAGTTCCCGGAGCGATCTGAGAGAAACTAACAGAGCCCACAGTATTGGCAAACGAAGGGACAGTCCAACTTAGGGCTGATCCAGATCCATTGCTCGTAAGGGCTGCGTTAGCTACGCCAAATTGATTGGGCCAAGTGATTGAATAAGAAGATCCCGCAGTCAAAGGAGCACTTTGCGTAAGAGACACTGCAGCCGCGCTGGAGCCAATCATTACAAAGTTTAAGCCGCCATTGTAAGTCATGGCGCCAGAGGTTAGGCGAAGCTTCTCTGTGGCTAGAGTTCTCCCGCCCAAGTTAAAAGCCATGTAAGCTAAAGAATACTCAGCGGTGATGTTTAACTGGGTTTGATTTATCCCAGAGCCAATCAAAGAGCCACCGGCAAGATAGCCCGCCGTCGTGTTGGCGTAATTCTCCACGGTTGTGAAGTTGCTTCCTGCGCCGTTACCTATCTGTAGGACTGTGCCGGAAACAGTGCCGGCCGAGGTGTTAGTGTAAACAAAAAACTGTGTGCCATTCAGGCTAGAGTTAAAAACAACAGGAGATCCAGCAGCAGAGGACGCCGCAACACCAAATCCAAAGTTGACGTTAGTCCCAACTTTAGTCGCATCCATTCCTAGAATGCCACCGCAGGCAATTTGAACGTCACTGGTTCCGCTCTTAAACATCCCAGAAGTTGTATCGTTAGTGAAAGAATAAGCAGGAGCTCCTACCGTGCCATTGGCTGCATAGAACGAAGTCGATGACGTTACATTTGAGAAAGTTGGCGTTCCAGCCGCCGAGTTAGTCCCGCCTAAGTTTTGCGGAAGAACCGGGACAGAGGCCAAGATTCCAGATGCGCTGTTAACCACAACTCCATTGCTAGAGAATGCAGGCACAATCAAAAGACTAGAAGTCCCGATCGTAAGAGCATCCGTAGTCCCACTATTGACGACAAAATGGATTGGGTTTTGACTTGCCGTGCCTAGTGCCAAATCTCCGTTTTGAGAATAAACATAGGTCGCGTTAGGGAGATTTAAAGAACCAGGACCGGAATAAGTGCTGCTGTTAATCCCAAAATCACCATAAAAGGTCGTCGCTGTTCCTAAATTATTGCTTACAATGTAGTCAGCAGAGGCCGACGATTGGGAGAGGGTGTTTTGTAAAATTCTTTGGTAATAACCGCTCACTGTTGCGGTGGTCTGCATGGAGATCCCGGTGTCTGTAAAACCAGGAGCACCTAGAATTAAAAGCTGATTCGACGCAAGAGTATTGGCAACCGATGTGTTGTTAGAGAGAACGGAATAAGCCAAAGTTGAGGAGCCGCTTGTCCCGCCATTTGGAATGGTGGTCGGGAATGCTGCAGCAATAGGAACCCATGTTGTCCCATTGTACTCATAAAGATAGCCGGTGTCTGCGGTAACTCCCAAAGTCCCAGTTGAGAGACCAGCAGGGAGAGAAGAGAATGTTGTGTAAATGGTTACGCCGCCACCGCCACCAAGCAAAGGATATCGTGTATAAGTATTGCTCATGACCTAACCCAAAGACTTCGCAAAAACGTATCCTGTAAGAACCCCAGAACCCGTCGAGTTTGTATATTGAGCCCGAATCCAAGGCAGCGAGCATTGGCTAATTTCTACCGTCGCCACATAAGAACCAGAGCCAGAAGCAGAAGGGATTGGCGACAAGGTGTAAGCGTTCCAAATGCCTGCGTTGTAAGCCCCGCCCGATCCAGGAAGACCAGGGTTATAGTCTGCAGAGGTTTGAATCGCAAAGGTTCCAGAAGGTTGGCCAGTCCATTGGAACTGATAACCTACCGAATCTTTAAATTGAACGCCTGTTGCAAGACTTGTCAGAACATTAGTCCCCGACATAGTCCCGTTTGTAAAAACTTGGTAGGCTGGAGAGATCTCTTTTAACACTTTGTGTTACCCCTTTGTGAAGGTGAGGGTAGGGTTACTACCCTAGTCAATGGTTCCTATTTGGTGCTAAGTATTGTCTACGGGCTGGCTAACACCCGTCCTGCTTGCTAGAGTCATCTTCTGCATTCCAGTCTTGCTTGGCTTTTGTTGACCTTGTGGAGGCTGCCCGGCCTGCGCATAAGCCTGTTGATTGGCCATGACAGACGGCAGCGTCATTGAGGCGTCAAGCGGCGCTCCCATGAACTTACTAACAGAGAGTTTTGTCTGATAAGGAATTGAGCCCTTATCTTTTAGCTCAGAGATATGATCAACAATGGTCTGCTTCATGTGTTGATAAAGCTGTGGACAAACGGCGTTAAGAGCCTCAATCGTTTCCGGGACAACGGCTCTTGCCTTAACTTGCTCAAGTGCTAACAACGGATTCTCGACTATGTCGTAATACCTTTTAAACTGAGATATCTCGGCCTCTGATGGCTCTGGAGCTTCGCTAAAAAGGGATGGCTGAGTTGCCTGAGGGATTTTAGAGTTTAAAAACTGCATAGCCTTTGCCATAGAAACCTGCATGGCGCTTGCTGTCTTTGGAGCGTGCTCAAAGAGTGACTGAGTCGCGGCTGATGTGCGATCCTCCATAAGCGCATAATTGTTTGCGGCCTCTGCTATCCTCTTTGTTTTTTCCTTGTAGTCTTCAACTGATGAAATCTTAGAGATAGCCTTTGCAGCGATAGGCTTAGCAAAAGGAGTTAAGATATCTTTTACGGATCGCTCGATTTTATTGGTGGTCTTCGTCTGAGCTTTATCTAGGTTGATGAGAGTTTTTAACTGAGCGGCTTCCTCAGGGTTAGTTAAGGATTCGATCAACCTTTTGCTAACCGAACTGCCTGCTTCATTAATCCCATGCCCAATCAGGCTTTTTATCGGATTCTTTGCCATCTCCATATATTCAAGACCTTCAGGAGTTCCAGAAGGACCAACTTTGTCGGGCAGGTTAGTGATCCATTTCTTAGCCGTTTCCATTTTTTGAAGTTGCTCGGGAGAAAAAAGGAGATCCTTTACCCCAGAAGATAGCTTCTTCTCATTTGAAACATCTTGAATTAGCTTCAATGGATTAAATTTCTTATTGATCAAGGCTTCTTGATACATCTGAGTTTTTTTTTGTTTAACTAGAGCATCAAACACTGGGCGCATGTTCTCTTTGATATTTTGAAGGCCCTCAGCGTTCTTTGGATCAAATATCTTATCGACAAACTTCTCATCAGGAACCTTGTCTAAAGCCTCGCTCAAACCCATTTCTGTTGTGGCTTTTTTGCCAAGCTTTGTGGTTGAGGCAACATCACTAAAAAGGCTCTTCATTTGAGCATAGTTTCTCTTTAGGTCTTTATACTCGTTAACAACCTTTGAAGCCTCAGAAGCACCTTCCTTAACCCCATCTTTTGTTAGCTGTTTCCCAATGCTCATCAAATGCTTATCAACAAAGTTGTCTACTTCATCTTTTACTAAGAGAAATGCGGCCTTTGCGTCATGATCTCCAGCAATCGCTGCTTGTCTAGCCTTGCTAGCAAGGGTTTTAGAGTATGCATCAAGATTCGCCATGCCACCTTCTGAAGACGCATTCTTTAAAAAGTTGTTAGCTTCGTTATCAATAATTTGGCGACCTTCATTGGTTGGCTCTCTAAACTTTTGGCTGGCTTCAATGAGTTTGTCATAGGTCTTTAGGGACTTGGAATCGTCAAAATCAATTGTCTCTCCAAGAGCCTTTCTCTCGGAATAGAGTTGTTTCATCGGCTCATTTCTCTTATCAAACTCTTCCCTAATAAGATCTTTAATCTGCGAGCCACCCTCAGCCCTATCGGCTCCCGCTCCCCCATCAAATGCGTCTTTTAAAATATTGCTAACGACTTCATAGCCCTTATCAATATCTTGCCTTACAGCGTCTCCCGCCATAGTCGGGAGTTGAGCAACAGCAGAGGCCATCTTTTGAATGGATTTGTTATCAGACATCATTCCCAGCACTTCAGGGAGCCCGGCTTGGCCAAACTCTTCTCTTAAAGCCTCAGCATCGGGCTTTTGAGCTTTGAATCTTTTTATAAACGAAAGTTTATCCTCTGCAGGAAGACCAGACTGCGACAAGACAGCCTCATCAGATCCAGGCTTTGCGGCTTGCTCCATTTTAAATGCTGCATATTTGTCTTCAGCACTCGACGAATCACCGAGAGCCTTAACCCCACCCTCACCAATCTTACCAACAACCGCGCCAAGCCCACCCATAAAAGCAGAAGATAGGCCAATGTCTGCTAATGTCTTTTGGGACAATAAGTCATGATCTCCCAATGCATTCTCTGAAATCCCCTGACCAAGCCCATACGCCGCACCCTCCGCGCCATATCCTACAGCCTTCGCCGCCATGCTGCCCGCGCCGACAAGACCTGCAGAGCCCTCGGCGATGCCTCCAAGCTTAGATACAGCGCCTGGAAGGTTTGCAAGCCCTAAAGCATCCCCTGCGGCTAGTGGTGCAGCAATCCCTGCGATGTCCCCGACAAAGCTTGATCCTGGATTTACTTCCTGAAGCTTTTTTAATGTTTCCGGATCAACGGCGCCAGAATGGACCATGGCTTGGTCAGATCCGCCAAAGGTTGCAGACCTTGCGGCTCCAGCCAAGGCAGCCTTCGCCATTCCACCAGGCCCACCATACTTCTCTTCATCGAGTTCTGGCTTTAAGTACTCTTCAGGATCAAAACCCCCAGAGTTGCTGTTTAAATAAGCAACTGGATCAAAGGAATTTTGAGCGGGCGGCTGGACCAGTGACTGGCCAGAAGCATCTGGGAGTGTAGGGAGCACAGCCTTTGCCATTTATTTTTGTCCCAATTTTTCTAAGATCATTGCAGACATCTTGTTATTAGGATTCTGCTTGGCCCATTGATAAGCCTGTTGATCTTTACCAGTGAGTCGAGCCGCAGAGTTATCCCCCGTAGAATTAAAACGATTGATGTCAATCCCATAGGTCTTTGCAATCGGAGCACTCTTTTTGTTATTGATGAATGTTTCAAATCCATCCCGAAGCTCTCTTTGGCGACCATCAGTTTGACCACTAGAAGGGAGAAGACCTTCAAAGTCTTTCTTCTCAAACTCATTCACGCGGCCTTCTTGGTCATGAATCAAGGGATCTCCCAAAGCCCTAAGCTCTCTTGTGGCGGGAGCGTCAACTAGACCAAATCCAGTCCTAGCCATTGTCTGCTCTTTTTGAGCCTGGTCCCAGAGATGCATCATTTTGTCATGGTTCTCAGCAACAAACTGAGCTTTGCCGAGCTCATCAGCGACTTTGCCTTGCTCCGCTGCCGGGACAACGTGCTTCACATAGTCTAACGGGTTTTGGCCAGAGACATCCCCACCAGCTAAGTGCTGTTTTATCTTTTGCTCCATAAGCTGCTGCTGTAATGCTGTTGAAGCCGCAAGCTGCTGGTTCTTCATTTGTCCCAACAAGGCTTGAGAGCCGCCGAGATCTGCTTGGGAGCCATACTTAGCAGCGGTGGCTGCGAGCTGGCCTTGAACGATGGCGTTCATTTGAAGCATCGTGGCTTGAGTTGCGGCCTTCATATCTCCGTATTTTTTAAGATTGTCTGAAAGTAGGGATTGCTTGTTAGCCAAATTAGCCCGCTGAGCCTCAATGTCATTGGCAATCGCTTTTTGAATGGTCTCATAAGCCATGTTCGGACCATGAGTTAACCCTGCGCCGATCCCACCGACAATTAAAGAAATGGCTGTCCCAATCTTTCCTCCAACAGACTTGCTGTTGTAGTAGTGGTTTGGATCAATCTTTGTGCTAGCGATCTGCTGAGAGAGATTCTGGTTCTCAACATTTTGATTCCAAAGATCTTGCTGGCTTTGAGCAAAGATATCCTTTAACTGGTCGTTTGATGTTTTAAGGGTTTTGGCGTTCTCCGCACTCGAAGCGGCCTCAGCCTTTCCCTTGTCTTCCAGCCCTTTTAGTTCTTGAGCACTATTGGCATTGTACTGGCTAAGAACATCTCCCTGAGGAGGAGCCGCATCTGGAACGGGCTGAGGAGCGGCTTGTGGGGTAGGTTGTTCCCAATCACCAGAGGCGCCAGAGGGTTGAGGTGGAGCAGAAGGAGATTGAGGAGGCTGCCCATTTACAATGGAGCCCACCCCGCCAAGGTCTTGAACATCGCCACCGTCATCAAATTTTTGCATCTTCATGACTTTGATCTGAGTCGCTGGATGAAGGCCGGCCTTTGAGACCTTAAATCTCTTATCGTCGCGGTGATCATGAATCACAAAGTGATCTTTATTGTCTTCTGCTAAAGACCAATGCTTGGGGATGTTCATGCGTAACCTCCTCCACAGAGCTTCTCTAGGTGCTTGACTCGCTCTTCGAGGCTTTTGCGAGAGGATGTGACCTTCTCATAGCCACCCTTCTTCTCTTTGTTCTTTTGTAGATGTCTAACAAACTCAGCCGCCCGCTCAGGAGCATCCTTTGCCATGGTCACCGACCTGGGAAGAACCTCCTCACCAGGGGAGAGAAGCGTAGGCTGAGTGTCGTTCTTAGGACTATTGCCTTGAACTTCAGCCTTTCCGGGAACCGTTCCACCTTTTAAAAGCTTATTTGAGAACGGAATCTGACCACCCTTGGACAATAATGCTGCAAGGCTTGCGATCCCGGCACCACCGCCACCGCCACCGCTTTTGCTGCTAGAGGTTGGTGCGGGAGGACTTGAGTAAGCAGGAGGGAGAGTGGAGTTTGAATATTGAGCAATTCCAATATTGTCGTTAACGTCTCCCCCATCTGCCAACTTTTGAACCTCTCCACCTTTATAAAAGATGCTAGAGATTGCAGAACCGGCTCCGCCCATAAGACCACCGAGAAGACCATTGGTAGCTTGAGCGTTGGCAGCCGCAGTGTTGGCATTGATTCCTTGAGCGCCAAGTTCTCCTGTATTAATCGCAGTGTTTTGAGAAGCCTGAGCTCCTTGCTCAATGCTTTGACCTTGGAGATTCTCGTTTGCCATATTGCTCTGACCAGTCTGAAGAGCACCCTCAGCCGCAAGCTGTTGCTGAGAGCCAAGAGTTGCCGCTTGTCCTGCGGCCTGCTGCTGAGTGTTTGCACCTTGCTGAGCGGCTTGTCTTGCGAGAAGGCCGACGTTAGCACTTCCACCACGCTGCCCAGCCATTAAAGCACCTTGGTTCGCCACGTTAGCGGCCGTGCTTTGGTTCAATTGGTCTTGAGCCACATTGGGACCTTGGCCTTGGCTTTGCGCTAAGAGCTGATTGGCTAAAGTCTGCTGTTGACCATAAACACTCTGCTGCTGGTTTTGCAGATTGCTGATCTGAGGCTGAAAGTTTTGTTTTGTGATGTTCGGAACACCGGCTTGATATTGATCTTGAGTCATGCCCAGAAGACTTCCACCAAAAGCGCCGATTGGATTTAAGATCTGATTGGCAACACTGTTGTTGCCACCAAGAATCCCGCCCGGATTAGTGATCTGATTGTTTGTGATCCCGGAGAAATCACTAGTCGTCGATTGATTTGGAAGTGCTGTCACACCCCCACCACCACCGCTTGTTCCTCCAGCCACAGTCATGCTGCCTGGAGCAATCTGTCCACCAGAAGCGAAGTGCTTCATCCCAGCCTCAACCAAAGCCTGTGCCAATCTCTTAGGCATAACCGTATGCATATCAGACATATCTCTCCCCTAACTCGTTTTGTGCGTGGATGGGATGTTTTTCGCGTAGGCTTTTTTAACACCGATCGCCAGCTTAATCCCTGAAACAGTGAGGCCGCCACCAGCTGATGGACCTACAGAAGAATCATAATACTCATTAAAAGTAAGCTGGAAGCTCTGACATTGTTGTCGGTCAAAGTTGATCTTCCATTGCTCTCTCTTAGTGCTCCCACCCCATGTCGAGATAGATCCCCAACTAGATCCAGAACCCCATGTCCCCGTGTAATTGTCTGGAACTATAGAGGCTAGTTGGACAATCGCAGGATCATAGTCGTAAGCAATCCCAATCGTAAGCCGGTGCGGAGAGATGAAGCTTCCAAGAAGAGTCATGCTATAAGCTCTTACGTAACCTTGAATCCCGCCTGGGCTAATCCAACCTGTCTTAAATGACATAAGAGTCGGGCTCGAACCATCAAGGTATTGACCTGGAGTTTCTTGAAAGGCATTCCCTTGAGCATTAATGAAAGTGTAAAGATTGTTGTAAATGGTTGCTGAGATTCCTGGAATCCCATCAAACTCTCCCCATTCCTGGACAAGATAGTCATAAAGCAGCGTTGTACCATTGCTAAGCATGAATCTAACTTGGTTCGTGCTAGGGACTATATTCGCCGACACAACAGAGGTTCTGTTAAATGTTTCAATAGGGTGTCCTACATAGGTGGTGCTCAGATCTCGGCCTAAGAGCCAAATTCCCTTGTCATCAGATTGGAACATGATCCCCTGCGGGATTAAAACGATGCTGTTTAAGTTGGAACATCCAACTGTGGCGGTGACAAAGATAGGCTGGCTATATTGAGAGTTTGCGCCAGTGTTGTCCGGGCCAGTCCCATTTATGTAGTAAATGGCGTTCTTTTTAAAAATGATCTGCTTGTCATCCATCGGATAAAGAGTCTGCATCGGACCAGTTGACCCCTGCGCTGATTGAGTCGGAGCGATGTAGTTTGTGAATAGATCAGACATCTCAACAGGAGTCGCTTCGATTACTTGTTTGCCATACCAAAGAAGATTCTGATCTTCAGCATCGATCAGGTTAAGCCTGCTATCAAAAATGGTCATCCCGGTGCAAGCAGGACCTGCGATATCCTCGACAACGCCACCATTGGTATAAATGATGTTGTTTCCTAAGATAGATGCATCTGAATTTGAATCTTTGTAGGACCAAGAATCAACCAAAGGATTGTTCACAATCGGTTGAGAAATTGACGTTGTTTGGTAATAAATCGGCTGATTTGTTGACCACCTGTACAAGACAACTTTAGGAGGGTTTGCAGTCTTTGCCGTAAGCCTCAACATTGGTCCAGTAACCGTAACAGTCCCTTGTGGGCTTACAGTCCCAACCACAACAGGAATAGAGGGAGCAGACCTAAAGACATTCCCCTGGTTGTCCGCCCATTCATATGTTGCTTGGTAGTAATAGGTCTGATTAGTCATGTTCCCGCTAGAAGAACCAGCAGTTGCCTCAATCGAGTCAGGCCAAACATGAAAGTTATGCTCAACAGGAGAATAACCATCGTACATTGACAAGAAACCGCCATTTAAATGCAGGTTATTGGCGATCTCTGAAGTTACAATCCCGCCCGTTCCAAAGGTCACGCTCGCAAGGTTGATACCTGTTTGCGAATAAATCCCGTTAACCTGCGTCCCAGTTGGTAGGCTTGTCCCTTTGTTGACAGCTTGGATCACATCTTTGATCAAATAACTAAATTGAGCAGTCGAAGAGCCAGATGTGACAACCGAGCCAAGGCCCGTGGTTACATATCCGCCACCGTTTGAATAGGCAAGCTTTGCTACCACTGCCCCAGAAGAACCATTAATCAAAAAATAGGAAGGCTGATAAGGAGAACTATAGGAAGATAAAAAATAACTGGTGCTGTTTATGAAGAACGCTTTGCTCGCAAGGCCAACAGACCTGACCAATGTCTTTGCGGAGCTCACAGAGCCAGAAGTATTGACTGCGAGAGAGTTTATATAATTGCTTTGAATGCTTGAATCATAAGGATAAGCGTTAACAGTCTCATAATAAATATTAGCCACGCCATTGGTTGCGGCAGCAGTGATGTTTGAGACCAATGCAGAGGCTGAGGAGATGACTGTCCTAGCACTAAATAACGTGCTGAGGTTGGAGTTTGTGGCAACTGCATAGCCGGTTGAACCAATGCCATACCAAGAAGTCCAAATGGTGGGTGTGCTGGTCGTGTTATCAGCCGTAACGCTTACCGTAAGAGCTGAAACAGATCCAATAATAAACTCGCCATTTTTTGCAAGCTGCTGGTTAAAAGAAGTTGTTCTAACTCCAGAGCCCGCTCCACCGTTCCATGACAAGAAGAGTGTATTATTGGCCACGACCCCATCAAAACCACCGCCCGTTGTCGGTTGATAGTTAGTCGTCACATCAGTTGCAGATCCAATCGATGTAGGAAGCGTTTGGTTGATCGCAAGGTATTGAAGATGGTAGGTCGCTCCATTAAATGCCGAAAAAACCAAGACAAAGTTGTTATAGAGGGAAAAAACCCTAGGCGAGAAGCTTACCGAGCCAATAGAAGAAGGAATTATGGTCGGCGATATAATATTTTGTCCAGTGATCGAATCAGCAACTGCGTATTTTGCAATTGCGATTGTCGAGGAGCCATTGGTCACGTTGTCTGTGTAGACTGTACAGATCAGACCATTCGACGCTATCGCAACATCTGCCTGAGATTGATTCGAACTGCTTCTAATCAAAGGGAGCGTAGATAGCTGGAGCGGCTGAATGCCACCTTTGTTGATCCAAGTTGCAGTCCCTTGAGAATAAGCCTGAAGACTAGTCCCAATCGCCGTTAGGTTTCCGTTAAATGTAGTTAAAAAAGTAGATGTGCTATCGGGCAAAGATGCAATTGGACCAAAGCCATTTCTCTTTGTAAGCCTTTTTAGAGTGTCAAAAACAGAGTTAACAAGGGATTGGAACTTTCCAACCTCTAGCTGGTTGACATCTGTTTTAGTGTCAACGCCGCTTGAAAAATCAATGTTAATTGTCTGTTTCTGTAATGCCATTTATAGCTCGTACGCAATCAATTGGCAGAAGGTTACAAACGCATACCCATTTGTTCCGTTACCACCAAACACCTGAAGCGTATAATTATAAGTCCCCGCCGATGGTGTATCTAGAAAGTTCAAAGAGCCAGGCCCGATGTCTAAGTATACTTGGGTTGCTCCAATGACTGTGTTATTCAAAATATTTGTAGAAATCTGAGTTCCGTTTCTAAAAAAACTGAAATATCCGCTTGCTGTGTTCCCAGAAAGCTCAGAAACACCAATGTTAGCGGTATGTGCAATATTCCCATCGCTTTGCACAACCAACATAACTGGCCTACCCGTCGTCGTTAGCGAGCAAGAGAGCGCAGTCACATAAGAGTTTGAATTTGTCGAGAAGACGCCAGAAGTAGAGCTAACAGACTGCCCAACAGCCGCAAAAGTGGACCTGGTGAGACCATTAGAAATGGGATAAGGCTCGGTGATGTTCCCGCTTGAATCCATCGCCAAGAAGCTTGTTGCAGAACTAGTTATGGCGGGAAGCTGGATTGCATAATTCGAAGACATGGAGCTTGGAGGATTTAAAGTCAAACCCTTAGAGTTTGTGGTCGAGTTCCTAAGTACAACCGATTCACAATCAAGATTAGCCGATGTGTTTGCAGCACTTTGAAAGACAAAGGTCCCGCCCGAATAGTTCACACTAGCAGGAGAAGACAACCCACCAATTGCACCAGGAGATCCAGCAACTCCACCGCTCTGAGTTAGGCGGATCTGGTTCCCGCTTAAATCATTGATGTAAGCATCAACGCCAGAGAAGTAGACGCAACCAATGTCAGGGGAGACGGCCGGGATAAGCGAGCCCTGGGCACTAAATCTTACAGACCTTGCCGTTGTCAGGTTGTTACCTTTTACAGATAAATCAGAGGAGATGTTAAGTCCAGCTGGAGTGATCTGGACACCCTTTCCAAATGAGTGGTCATGACCATCTAAGATCTGAAGACAGCTTGTCGTGCTGGTGTTGTTGTAACCGCTGATTTGAGAAGCATAAGTTGGACCAGTCTCAACACCAGGGATCGGAAGAGGCATGTTCATGTTGGGGCTGTTGATTGGCATTTAGTACACCCACAGGTTTATAGTTACAGGACCACTAGCAGTTAAGGTAAGAGTGGTCGCAGAGAGCGGAGCACTTCGATAAGGAACTACGGCTGCATTTTGGTCAGTCACGATCCAGCCTTGCATCATTCGACCAAGCTTATGAGTGATGACATTCACGCCAGCCGCAAGAACCTGACTCTTTAATTGAAGTCCACCAAGCAAAGGAATCGCAAGAGTTGGATCAATCTCAGACTTCCATTTGGTCTGCATGAGCATCAGGTTCTTATTTGGATCTTGAAAGATAGGCAGAGCCATTAGAAATATCCCCCGCCACCTAGACCATCTTGGTCATCTCCGCCATATCCATTGGCTCCAACAGAATCAGAAACATGGTGAGGCTGGCCAGCATCTCGGCCTTCTGCCATCCCCTCAATTGCTTCTTTCATCTCTTGTTTTGCAATTCTTAAATCATTTAAGTCGTTCTCCTGCTTTACGCCAATCTTAATCGCGGTATCGATGACAATGTATTCTTCCCACCCCGACACACCATCAATCGTCGCGGCGTCGGTCCAAAAGGAAAGAACTGTTATTGGAGCAGTCTGAAGGGTAGGGAGCGAGAGAGTGACCTGATTAAGAGTCGTGTTGATCGCAGTAATTGTCGTGTTTGGCTGCACGACTGAGTTTTGAGGGTTATAAACAGACATTCCCACACTAAGATCAGTCACATCAGACATCGACACTGTATTGCTGCCTGCGGTGGTAGCACAAACAATCATGAACTGAAGGGGAGTGGGCTTTGGAACATAGGTCAATTGGCAAAGCTGCCCACCCATTGGGATGACATTAAACTTAATGTTTGTCCCAGAGAGACGGTATTTTAAATTGGTTCTCCCAAGCATGTTGATTGCAACATTTTGGATGGCGTACTTATTGCGCTCGATATCCTCAAAACGCTTAAGCGTGATCCATCCGCTTGGACTTCCAGAATACTGTAAGTCTACATCGAGAAGCTTATAACAAGCCGGCGCATTGGTCGTTCCGCCGACTGTTGGGAAAGTTCCATCTGGCAAAGGATAGTACTGAGAAGACGTTAGGTAGAACTGAAACAAAGGAGCGACGTAATAGTCGTTCCCATAGGCCGCAACCAACATATCAAAGAGCCGTTTCCAGCTCTGAGATATATATTGGTTAACCTCTGAATCAGTCACAGCATTGTTATTCTCCATGTCACTTCTCTGGCGCGCCTGTATTCTAAGCGCACCCAAAGTAACATTGTTTGCAATGCTCACCTAACCCTCCTCGGTGTGCGGTCCTTCTTCATGTGGCTCTGCATCGCAGCTAGTGAAGAATGCCTTTAGAGCATCAACACCGGCCGCTACATCTTTAGAATGAACCGCATCTAAGAGCTCCGAGAAGATGGTGTGAAGTTCTTTGTCTTCTCCACCTTCTTCTTCGCTGCCCTTAGCTTCGCGAGGATCTGGACCTAAGATAGCGTCGATTGCTCCACGCTTCTGACCACCCATCATAATCACTGTATCCCCCTTAAGGTGCGGTTGAGTTGCCCATGGTGTAAGACATACGCAATACTTCTCCGCTTGCAGGAGTTGCAGCGACAAAGCCAGACCCAGCTCCGTTACCGAATTGAACAATCACAGTGCAATCGGTGCTGTTGCTAGTTCCAACCGCCGGGATAGTGCGTGTTTTGATGAGGTTCTCAACAATAAATCCTTGAGTTGCAGCCGGTGCCACCTGCAGAACTTGATAAGAACCGTTTGCACTTCCGTTAGATTCATCAAAGGTATAGTTCCAATCAAGAAGCTTTGCGTAGGAATCAAGGCGAACTCCGGCTTGAGTTCCAAACTGGACAATGTATTGGCCACCAGTTGCCGTAATTGTTGCACTTCCTGCAGCAGTCGCAGGAGCACTCATTACGATAGAAGCCGTTGCCGCAGTCATGGTGCCGATAACTCCGTTTGCTCCGCCACCGCTTAAAGTCATTCCAGTAAACAAATTATTAAAACTAGATACGCTGTTGATCGTAGCACTTCCACTAGACGTGGTCCCAGTGAAGATTGGAGTGCTAACAGCAATATTACAGATCCCTTTAGAGTTGCTGGTGTCTAGAGTGACTGCTCCGTTTGCGCCAATAAGTGCGCGAGAATAGAGACTGACAATGTTTTTTTCTAATCCAAATTGAACAGGTGTAAAATTTCTTCCGGCCATTTTATTAATCCCTTTTTATATACCAAGCAATGCTTGGAGGTTTGGTATGTTACTCTTTCAGGCAAACCACGCGGAAAGAGGAAGAGTCAGGGGAAAACCCCCCAACTCTTCAAAAGACGTTAACTATTAAACAGACAACTTGCAGTACAGCGATTTACCAGGAGCAGAACACCCGACTTGCCCGTAACCAGCCATGCGGAATTCGAATGCATCGGCGGTTGCTTGGCGAAGGAAGCTCACACCATCGTCATCAATCACGTGAGGGAATTCTTTAAGGCTATAAAGAGCCCAGTCTTCCATGCTCAAGAGATAAGCGGTGTAGGGCGGGCAGTTACGATCAGCGATAACCGTAAAGCTCGAGCCAGCACCTTGGATGGTGATACCTTTGAAGTAAATCGGCAGATCGCCAGCTTCATCCATTTGAGCCTCAATCTTGGTCTCATAGATGTTGCGAGCAGCCATGGCTTTTTGCAAAGCTGCATAAGCGTTCGGGCCTACGAATGCATGGCTCGGATATCCACCTTCCATGAACAACTGAGTGGAAGCGTCATAAAGAGCCTCCTCAACAGATTGACCATTTTGTGAACCATCATAAAAGCCACCAGCCAAACGCCAGGGATCCGGGCTGCGATTCACACCAAAGAACACATCAGAAGAGCTGATGTTTTGCGATTGGCCAATCCAAGCAGCGATTCCAGTCAATGCAACAGGAGCCAAAGCACCCGCGATTGTCGGTCCGTTGAGCGGGCTGGTTCCGTTAATCGCGATGAAATCGTTAGCAGTCCAAGCGGTAGGACTTTGAGGAGTTGTCGAAGGACTTGCAGAAGTCGCGTCGCCAAAGGTCACAGTTCCTTTGGAGCGATTGATCGACTGTACAAAACCCCAACCTGCACGCTGAGTCGGGTTTGAACCGGCAACCGGGTCAACCGACGTGGCGATACAAACTTGGCCTACAGTGAAGTAACGAGCATCGGTAGGGTTAACCAAGGTAACGATACCGTTAGTCGCAGCGCCAGAGCCAATCGTGCTGATCTGACCAATGGAGCCAGAACCAGAGCGATAAAGCTGTTGCGAAGCCAAGTTAGCAACACCTTGAATCATTGCGTCCATGGTGGCCATTTGACCATTCACGAAGGCGCCGATGTTTTGGCTTGCTGCGAGCATGGCTTGGCGATCAATGACATGAACGCCATAGAGGCTTGCGCGAGTGAGCATGAACTTGATGAACTTTGCAGGACCTTGGTTACCAGCAGTGCCGGTTCCAGCGTTTGCTAACTGATTCACCAACTGAGCGTTAGCAAAGATGTTGGCAATACCAGAGGGAGTTTCATAAATGGTGGGCAGAGGATATGTCTCACCATAGAAATCCGTTTTTTTGCGGAACATCGCATAAGCAGGATTGTTTGTGTAATAAAGCTTAGCAAGTTTTTGACCGTCATAGACCTGTTTAAGGATCCCTGCGATCTCTTGCATGCCAAGAGCACCAGAAGTATTAGGGGTAAATGCGCCATTGGCAACTGAACCATTGCCTTCAGCGTAACTACCTACGAACGAAGCGACTGCCATTTGTTATCTCCTTTTAGAAGCCATAAATTGAGCAACAATCTCTTGAACTCTTCGATCCTCTGAAGGACGCGAGCCAAGTTTAGATGGTGTTGCAGACATGTTGTTGGTGAGTGTCTCTGGCTTCTGACTGGGAGTTTTTTCCTGCTTAACCGCTTGAGCTAAAGTCCCCTTAGGTACGGCACCCCAAAGAGATTGGATCTTGGCTAATTTCTTTCTCTCGACTTCCCGCTTCTCATAAAACTCTTCGATCTTGTCTGCTGCTTCTGCGATTTTCATCACTTTCCCAGATCGGTCAAAGTGCTTATCAATCAGATCAAAAACTTCATCAATGTGCCCATCAAAGATAGTCAGCTCATACCTTGATGCATTGTCATTGATGTAGGTGTTGATCTCGCTTTTAAAATTAGTGACAGCTTGCGTCTCTTGGTCAAGGGCTTGTTTTTTTAAATCCTCTAACCGTTTGCGCTCAGCTTCTTCTTGGGTTTGCTTGTAAGCGCCGAACTCATCTTTAAGTTTCTTTATCTCAACTTCCGGAGGAATCGTTCCATCGGCTAAAAGGCTCTTGGTGAGCTCATCATAGTTGAGACCAAGAAGCTCAAGAGCTTTTTTAGGATTGGCCTTTGCTGATTCAAATTCTTTAATCTTCTCTAACATTGTCTGAGACTGAGTGAGCTGCTCTTTAGCCCTACGCTCGCTCTGGAGTGCCGCTTGCTCGCGTCGGATGAGCACTTCCATCTTGGACGACACGCGGTCATCGGCCTTAGGTGCTGCAGGAGCCGCTGCTGCGGGATCGGCCGGCGGTGGTGCCGACATCTGCTCTGTTATCGCTTGAACTGCTTCACTCATATCTACTTCCTTTTTGGTGTTTAACTAGCTACCGGGCCAGCTACATTCGGGATCAAATTGCTAGTGGGAGGAGCGGTGGGCTGAGCCTGAGGGACTGCTCCAGCGCCACCGACTTGCGGCATTCCTGGAACTGGAGGCGGTGCGGGCTGAGTCAGTGTGTCAATCTGCTTAATGAATCTGCGAAGCATCTCTAGGCGATCTTCTGCAATCTTGTTGAACTTGGCTCTAGCATAGAACTCAAGCGCAAGCTTCCTTGCCTGGACCAGGTCATCAAAAGGCTCAGGAGCGGTGAACTCCCCACCCTCAACCATGTCATCGAGAATCTTGTTTAAATAATCGAGCGAAGAATTGGCCAAAGCCTCTTCACCATCTAAGTCCGGGTAGTCGAGCAAACGCCTGCCGACTTCAGGAGAAACAAGGCCTGACTGCATCATTTCTTGAATCGTAGCTAAGCGGCCTTCAGGATCATTGGGGAGCTTCGAGACAGGGTAGACCTGAAGAGAGAACTCATCATTGTCTAGGTCTACATCCTTCCAATTGATCTCTTCAATGAATCGCTTGCCGGGAACCTTCACAGAGAACTTGCCATGCTTCTCATAGGTCCGTCTTGCTACAGAGATCGCAATCCGGCTCATGTCCATATAGAACTGCTCATATCCTTGAGCTACAGGCTGTTGCCGTTGGACTTGAACATCATCTACAGCCCTCAATGCGCGTCCAGAATCGACGCCCTGAGGCTTTAAGTTGGACGCTGAGAGCTGGCTCACACCGACCAATTGATACGCAGACTGTTTCATGCTCTCTAAGTGAGAGTAAATCTCAGCTTGCACAAGTTGTGGAGTCACATAAGCAGGAGGGGTGTCGCCGGACCATTCTAGAATCGTTCCGATCATGTTATCAAAGTGACTTTTAATCACCTTCGAACCAGCTTTGACGAAGATCTTATGAGTTCCACCAAGATAAAGACTGCGCTGAATGCTAATTAGTGTGCGATTGATCTCAATCTGGGCTGGAACTAGCTGTTCTGCCATCCCTTGAGCGTAGGGCCCGTAAAGTCTGTCAGAGAAACGATAGATCGCGAAGGGAAAGAACTCATCTTCGTAGTCTTCATCATGAAGAATTGAGTTATCAGTCACAATAACATGTCGGCCTTGCTTAGAACCAACTGGCAAACGCCAAGCCTCGACCACAGTCACTGTGTCTGAGACTGACTTACTAGCCGCCTGCAAGTAAATGCTCGTTCCAGTCATCTTTAAAATGCTATCGGCTTGGTCAGGATAGAGCTCTAGCAACTCAGAGCGGTCAATGTTCTTAATCCTAAACATGCTCTTAACTGATTCTTCCCCATAATGACCCTCGAGGTAGTCCATCAAGATCTCATAGGGAAAAACGCGCTCAAACTTAACGCGGCCGGCCTCCGAATAGGGATGAATGATCCCTTCTCCAAAAACAAAGCCGTCTCTTAAGCCTTTCGGGCCTTTTTTATAGAGGTTATTCTCATAAAATAAGCCATACGCGAAAGAATCTAACTTCTTAGCCTTTCGCTGAAGCTTTGAATCGCCTCCAGAGGTTAGAAACATAGGCTTTGGTTTGTTCTGGGAGATCCTTGCAGTCAGAGTGTCGATGCAAGACTGGACAATATTATAGGTCAATCGGTCCCGCATTGGAGCCGTAGGGCGACCAGAAGACGCAAGCTGGTAACCGTTCCACATGGTCGGCGTCCATGTCCCATAAAGCTTGGCAAAGGTATTGTAACCCTCAATCCGCCCGCGATCTGCATTAATGATCGCAGAGACTTGAGACATAACTGCACCGGGAAGAAGTGCTTCATCGGCAAGCCACCATCTAACGCCCGAAGCATTCAGCTTGGACTTCTTCTTCTTCTTCTCTCCAGCCTCGCTAAAGTCAGAAAAATCAACTGATGGGATTTCGTTAGTGGACATAGGTATGGTCACACTCTCTGGCGCATTGCTTTAGCATCGCCTCGTAGGATTCTTTTAAGAAGAATGCTTGTTCTATACGAAGGTCCTGGAACCATTCCGCAAGTTCATTGATCTGCTGGTCTGTGAATTCGGCCTTAACCCATTCCTGGAGTTCCTTATTCATAGATTGTCCAATGGAGCGTCGCCAGTTAAGGGAAGCTGCGACTCTTCTCCAAAGTCAGGGGATCCAGACCAATGAAGGATCGTGTCAGCACTGGTGATGTTGTCAGTTCGGAGATCAGGAGGGAGCATCGACTCATCTGCTGGAATCTCAATCGTATGGTCTTTGGTAGCTAAAGTGCTAACTTGTTCCACGTGGAACGTTAGTTTAAGCCCATCAAACTCAAATGATGCAACTCGGTAAGCTGCTAAAATAGGCAGTAAGTCTTTGAGGTGCTTGGGGATGTCCACATAGGAGCTAAAATGGTGCTAAGGGAGGATTCGTCCTATAACCTGCTCGACTTGATAAATAAAGAAGCCAGAGACAGCACGCTTACCGCTCTCAACTTCAGATATATAGGAGTTCGCCTTGTTAAGCTTTTTACATAACATTGTTTGGCTAAGGCCTAGTCTCTTGCGATTGGCCCGCATATTGTGGCCAATCAATGCATAAAACTCTTTGCTGTTCATTCTCTGTCCCATCCATGCATCTGCAATCTTCCTTAAGAACATACCACGCTTTTGCACGCGCTGCTTGATTCCAAGCCCAACCTTCGCATAGATGCTCTCGGTTATAGAGCTCATTTTGCCAATGCCAAGACCTAGACTTGGCATGATCTCCTTATACCTCTGCCCTTCATACATCAACACCGCAACCTCTGCCTCGAGCGGAGTTAATGAGTAGGTGTTGGTCAGGAATTCTTGAAGAGTCACCCCCGCCGTCCCGCGATCTTGTCGGCCTTGGCGATGAAGGTTTCGAGGTTGGTCATAGGAGCGACCACAGTAAATCCCTAAACTCAATTGGCGTCTCTTTGCGTTGACGGCTAGACAAACGCTGACAGCGCCCAGTCTTAATCAGGCGAGCCACGCAACAAGACCTACCGCCAAATTTATCTGGCGCGGTCCAGCCGCCCTTCATTGAAGGTTTTTGTAAACCGTAAAACGTAAAAGCATGTGAGGCTTCGGGATGCTCAAGTACTCCGCCGAATGTGCGAACTGACCAAAGCGCATGAGAAAAGCAACCGTTATCATCACCAAGTAGACGTTGCTTTGGTGTTCCATGAATCATAGGACCACCGCCCCAATACCTTCCCCAGCGTTCACATGGTGGGTGGGCAATAACTTTGTAAGGCCCTTTGTATTTGCGGGCATCGCGGAGTTCATCCCACGGGTCAAAGGCATCGCTAAAGTAAATTCCATTCGTCAATACAAAGAGGGCCGCAATCACTCAACCCCACCTTTATATTTCGCGAGCGCGTCGCGCGCTATTTGAGTATCTGCTAAGACCTCATCGCCTCCGCATGCTTTAATTTTATCTTCTGATAGGTGCCAACAAGCTATACTTTCCAAAGCCTCGACCAGCACTTTCACTTCCTTAGCATGGCGCGCTTTTTCTGCTTGGAGCGCCTCTTTTAAAATTCGAATACTCGCATTGTTGGTCGCGTCAAGCATTCCATACTGGTTTTTCCAGTGCGTAATCTCCGCCCTCGCCGCTTCAAGCTGTTTCTCATAGTCATGGCAAGCATCAAAGCCGCGCTTATTTAATTCCTCAATCTCCGCCTTCGCCGCTTGGCGCTCGTGGCTTATGCCTGCGAGAAAAACCTCAGCAACCATTCCTTGCAAAGGAAAGTGTGAATCGCCAAATAGCTCTTTTCCCTTTGCCTCGGCAGCGGCGCGGTCCTTGTCTGTGATGCTCATTCGCACGCCTCAAGCAACTTAATGAGTTCGTCGGCGAAATAGGACCGCGCTGCTGACTCCGCTGCTGACCGCGCTGCTGACCACGCTGACCACGTTGCTGACCACTCTGCTGACCGCGCTGCTGACTCCGCTGCTGTTAAATCTACGCCTTCCATGTGGCAACGAATCATCTCGACAACCGCAGAGCGGCTCCCCGCAATCGCTTTTTGTACGGCCGAATGTGCGCTCATATCCGGCAATGCGTCCAGAGTTTCGACGTTTCGTTCAAGAACCAGGATTATGAATGGCGTCTTGACCTTGTCTAAATCAGCGCCCGGCGCAATAGCAGCAAGGAATCGCTCAGGCCAAAGCATAGCTTGTTCTTTATCGAGCCCCTCGAAAATTGTGTCTTCAAGTTGCGCAAGCCATTCAGGTATCCCTAGTTCCATTTCGTATTGCTTGTGGTTATAATTCTCTAGAGTGCACCCAACCGCGCAACCCTTTCCCTCGTCTGTCCAACCCTGACCCTGAATCAAATTGTCTAGCTCTCGATGCTTGCGAACGCGGCTGATGTAAAAATCTTTTGTCTCTTGTTTGCCGTGATATGCGATCATTTCACACCAAAGACACGTGCAAAACGACCCGGAAAATCACCACCGCTGTCATAAAGCCTGCGCCGAATAAAAAGCCGTTAACGTATTGCATGTTTATTCCTTTGTTTGAGTTTCAAGCACAATCTTTGCGACAGCGGCTTGGGCTTCGCGTGCGCCAGCTATCTTGGCATAGTTTCCGGCGCAACCTTCGTAATGGCCATTCGCTATATGCTCGATGAAGCGCGATTGTCGCCGCACAATCTCGATCAGCCGGTAGAGGTCGTCGAGCGGCGCTTGCAACGTCAAGTCGGAATCCATCGGTTGAGGCGGTATGCACATCTGCCATTTGCGACGTCCAGCCGCGAGATTACAGATCTCTTCATGCGCATCATTTGCGCGGTTCTCAATCTCCTAAAGGTAGCGGGTGAGGTCTGTCATTTGGATTCTCGGTATTTAATGAGTAATTCTGGATGTTTAGCTTTCGGATACCGATAATCATTGTCGCCTTTAGGATAGTGCTCAGTCTCTATTTGCCATTCAATCGGAACAAGCTTTAACCAAACTCCAGCCCCACAGTTTACACAACAAGTCCATCCCTCTGTTGGCCAAAACTCCATCGAGGCTTCACAGACAGGACATTTCACGTTTAGCTTATCCTCCTGCAGTTTCACTTCTCCCCACCTTCCGCCTTGAGCAATGCGATGATTTGTTCTAATAGCGCCACAATTTCTTGATGTCGCCGGATTTCTGGGTCTGCCAGTTGAGACATTACCTGCTCCTTTAAGTTGGTTCATTAGATTCTGACTTTAACTTAGCCTTGTAAGCTGCCATTGCAGACCTCAACTCACTTCTAGCCTTCATGTGACCTATGCGTGAATTGCCATGAGTCGGCATGTAATGAGACCACGTCCAAAGAGCGAGCTCTATTGCCTCAAGAAGCTTTGCAAGTTCATCGGTCATTCTATAATAAGTGAACTATTTAGGTTGCTTGGTCAATTAGATTTGAGAGTTGTTTCGCCTGGTATTTAAATACCATCATCCAATTCAAAAGAGAATAGATCTTGGTCGTATTCTAGTTCTAATGAGTGAGGGTTAGCTTCTCGCTTTGCCTCAGCCACCAATCGCTCCATATGAGCCTTTTCCCATACCGCTTGGCTGAATGGATCCGGATCTCTTGTTTTTGGCTGATAAAGATATGAATGGGTGTAACGGAGCATGTATAAAGCAGCATCGGCGCAATGATTCGCAAGATTTGGATGTTCTTTGCGGGGGATCTTAATGAGCCCATTGTCTGTACACCAAACCAAAGCATTGTATTCATCTCTTAAGTCTTTGGCTGCTGGCAATAACTTAACTCGTCCTTGGACAAACTCTGAATTGAATAGATTGATCCAGTGCTCTTTCCCACCTTTGTCTGCTGGGATAACCCTCATCCCATGTCGTGTGTTCATTTCTTCAATCGCCATCTTCATGGAGCCATCAATAATTCTTGCATCAAAGCTGTATTTTAAATCTAGTTCGGCAATCTTCTCAGAGACAGCGGTGATATCCATTTTAAGATGTTGCTCTGCATGTACAATATAAATTGTTGGGCTCTCTTCATTGTAAGCACCTACTACAAACGCAGAAGGATCCGGACTATGCCCGAGATCAATACCAAGAACATAGCGATACGGGCTAACAAGATTTGGCAAGTAGTGAGCATCATTGATTCCTTCTTTGTACTTATAGACCAAGGCGTCTTCAGAAATTGTCCACTTGTTTAAATACCATTGTTTAAAGAGTGCTGTTTCCATAAAGAGCGGGCGATTCTTTGCAATGTCTTCAAGCTCTTCCTGCCATTGCGTCGCAACATGGGGGTTGTCATGGGCTGTCCATTGATGAAGTGACCATCCTGCTTCTTTGCCGGTGGTGATGTCATAGAAGAGGCCACGGGTGATGTTGGATGATGTGCCCAGCAGACAAATGGTCCCGCGTTGATCGGCGGTGGCGGGCTTGAGTACACCGTAAACCAGCTGGTGCATGTTGACTGAGAACATTGACGCTTCATCGAGAATGACAAGCTTATATTTCCTTCCAAGGAGTTTGTTCATCTCTGACTCATCTGTATCGGCTCCTGTAACCCAGATGACCGAGCCGTTAGGAAGGGTCGCAGTGAGCATTGTCTCATTGAACTTGATATTAAGCTTATACTTTAGGTCTAGGTCTCTGAGGATGTCTTTCCAAATGATTCCATGAGCAGATTGTCGAGTAAGACCGATGTATAGGCAATTACTCCCCGGATTTGATAAAGCTTCTCGTATGAGATACAGGCCACCGGTATAGCTTTTTGCAGCTCTTCTTGTACAGAAGAGAGCTTTGAGTCGAGCTCCATCAGATATGAAGTCACTCTGTTGTCTAAATGCGATTGCTGAGACATCAAACGATCCTCTCTGCTTTGCTAGCACTACCTTTGAAAGGTATTCCTTATATAGGTCATTGGCCTGAGACAAGCTTGATCCTACGCTGGACTTCTTGGGTCAATAGCTCCTCTGGGATCTCAGACATCTCAATGCGTGATATGTCCTTTTGACCAAGCAGCTGTTTGCCAAGCCAGATGAGCATAGCCACCTGGCCTTTCTGAGCACCTTCCCATTGAAGGCGTCTAAGGCTTGATTTTCCTTTGTCTTTAGCCTTTTTAATGAGATCCGAATAACGGTTCTCTAGAGTATCGACTGAACAATGACACACAGAGGCAATCTCTTCCATGGTGCAATGGATAGAGGCTAGCTTCTCGATTAGGGATTCATCTAGCTTAAGTAGTGGTCTTGCCATTTCTAGCCCTTTCAATAATTTCATATGCTAGCTTATTGCCAAATAGGCATTCTACTACGGGAATGTTCTTGGCCCCGCCAGATGAGAATGTTGAGCGATGAGAGATTTTCTTTAAGAGATGGAACCTATCGTCATCAATTGCGTATTCACTAATGAAGAGCGGGCACATTTGGCTAGCAGCCCAATCAAAGAATTCCCCATGATTGAACTCATCGCCATAAGACGCGGTTCCTTTATAAGGGATATCACAATATATAACTGAGCTTGGGTGTATCTGGACCTGTCGGTAATCGAGCGATGTTAGCTGGAGTCGCTCGAGTTGCTGGAGTTGCGGGAGTTGCTGGAGTCGCTCGAGTTGCTCGAGTTGCTGGAGTCGCTGGAGTCGCTCGAGTCGCTGGAGTTGCTGGAGGTCAACTCGCTTTAACATTCTTAAGTGATGATTAAGATAGAGCCTTTTGCCAGTGACATCAAGTCTATTGGGCCATTCGCTTAAACCGAATTCATCTTTCATAAAGATATCAAACTCATCAAAGACTACTGCTTGGTGCATGCTTCTCTTGTGAGATTCCAATTCTTTTCCAAAGAGGTAACTTTCCCCATTGTTGCCAAAAGACCAAATGATTTTGATATAACAATTTGATTGTTTGTCTTTAAAGAACTTCTCTCTAGAGATCCATTCGGGCTTAAAGACTGAGTAGTTATATTTTCCTGCTATGGCATCTTTTATGAGTTGTGCAAGGCCTGGTCTGATTTCATTATAGTGGAAGTGCTTAAATGATTTACGTCTATGCTCGAGTATGTAATGACTTACTGAGAATCCTCCACCAAACAGATCATAAAAGTGATCTGCATTTGGAAAGAACTTGGCTATGGCGTCAATCACATTAGTTTTTGATCCCTGATAAGGGATGCCATATTTCTTTACACTACCAGCATTAAGTCTCACTTTATAAAGCCTCGCCGCAGCGTGGACAGACCTTGTGCTTTTTGTCTTCCTCTTCGGTGTCGCTTGGGTCGAAGCCCTTGTCAGCTGCGTCCATGACAAAGTTCTTGATACCTAGGAGGTCGATATCAAAATCAGGACCCAGTTCAGCTAGGTCGATGTTGATTCCCATCAAATCAAGCTCAGCCCAAGAAGCTATGGCGTTGTCCGATTGAACGTCTGCGTATTCCTGCTCCTCTGAGTCATAGTCCTGGTAATTAACGGGAGCTTCTTTAAGTTTTAGCTTTTTGAACGCCTCAAGCCGGCCATGACCTGCCGTAATAAAACCCGAGCGCTTGGAGACTTTGATTGGGCTACGGATGCCTTGGTATTTGATAACCTCAGCAAGCCGGTCGATTTGCTCGGCCGGATGCTTATTACGGTTTTTAGGGTGAGGTTTTAGCTCACTAAGCTTCACCAGTTTGTCATGGGCACAGTGGACTTTAATCATTTAGGTGCCTACTGGGCGTCCGGGTTTGCGCTTAAGTTCAATCACCTCGGCTGTTTCAGGCTCAAGTTTGATGGATTGGATGTTAGTGAAGGGAATGATGTGCTCATGCACTTGGTCTTTGTTTCGTCTGTCATACCATTTTGCATAGATCCCAATGGTGGTGAGTTCGGCTTCTAGTCCTATGGCTTGGTTTAATGGGTCTGAGAGTTGAAAAGCGAGTTTGGGGTTTGGCCCAATCTGGGGATCGATGTGGCAACGAAAAAGCATCAGCTTGCGGTTTGAAATGTTCATTATATCAGCTCCTTAAATGAGGTGTGGTGTGAAGTGAAAGTTTAAATATTTGATTTTGTTATTAGCCATAATTCGGGATGCTTTTTCAGTGAGATGAGTCACTAGGACTGGAGTTTGCGGGAGGGCTAGGCTCAAGAGCTCTCTAGCGATCCCCTCACTCTTAAAAGCTTGTTTTACATAGACATAATGGAGGATGAAGCCGGGAGACTTCTCCGGCCGCTCGACTAAAACCCATCCCATAATGATCTCTGGATTGAGTTCTTTTGAGGCACAAATAATGATCGCAGTGTTGGGTTTTGAGAGGATTCGGTCTCTTATTAGTCGGTGTCTAGAATGGAACTCATCTGGACTGAGGTGGTCCTGGTAATTAGCTCCTTTGTAATAAGAGCTGGCCCACGAACTTTTTATAAAGTTTAGATCAGATTCAATATAAGGCCGGAATAGGTAGGCCGGTTCTGCTTCTTGTGCCACAACCATCCCGAATTGGTGCTATATATATAGATGTAAAGATTTAGATAATAATAGTTGATTATTCACTCAATGTAGAATAACCTTATGTTGTGGGCGAAGGACTCTTTAGCACGGCTAAAGCAACTCCCGAAGCGGCGTCAACCCGAAGAGCCCACGCTTTAACAACCTATTAAGCTGGAGGGTTACAATGCGTACCGAGAGCCAGTCCACAATCACTTTAGTTATGCGTCTAAATCAGGTCATTGAGCAGCGCAAAGCACTAGAGAAGCAGGAAAAAGACCTGAAATCACAAGTAAAAGAAGTCATGGGGATGAACGCCACCCTGGAGGCAGGCGACTTTATGGTGTTTGTCGAGGATCGCACTAGGTCTGACCTAGACAAGGCAGCCTTGGCTCAAGATTTTGGGACTGAGGTTTTGGCTAAGTACATGAAATCGAGCCATTACGAGATTCTCACTGTCAAATCGACTGTGCGTAGTTTGGCAGCAATCAAAGAAGTTGTTTAATTAATTATGGCTTGGCTAGTTCTTTGGCACCGGGTGTGTGGATAGCCCCTTTTTCCGACTAGCCAAGCCAATTTTTTGGAGTGCGTATGCCTGACCTGAAAAACCCGATCCGGGCTGAGGATGTGTATCTCTCAGATGTTTTAAAAATGCTGGTGGCCAATGTGAATGACAACGGTGAGCTCCATTTGAACTCGTTTCAGTCTGAGCGTCTCATTTCTTGGCTCAATTCGATTGTGAGCGTGATGAAGATGCAAGAGCACACAATTTTAGCATTTCAGAGAATTGTATTTAAGGAGTCGGAAGAGAATTAAAAAGAATGGGGTGGTCTGTGGGCAAGGGGAAGCTTTTTAGAGCCGTTTTTAGGGGATCTTATCCTTTTCCGTTCGGCATGCTCTCATATGACCAGTGCTGGCCTGAGACAATAGAAGACGCCAAATCTTTGCTAAAACTTCTCATGTTACCCCATGTAAAAGCCGATGAATTAACTAAGCCGGTTGAGATAACTATCGTAAGCCACAATGAGTTTACGTTTCATCGGTGGGTGATCTTTAATTGGATGCCGGTCAAAACAGAGGAGGAGAAACGATATGGGTAAGCTAATTTTGATGGTTCTTTTGGTGGGTTCTTTTTATGGACATGCTGAGGATAAGGCAAAGCCAAAGGAGGCTTGGTTTTGTCTAGATGAGTCAGGGAAGCGAGACGGGGATATTTTGTGGGCTTGTGGGGTTGGAGAGGCCCCGAGTGAATCTTTGGCAAGGGCTGATGGACTTAGGGAGGCGATGAATGAGTTTAAGACTATCTGCCAAGCCTCGGTAGACTGCGACGCAAACCATGTAACGGTTGAGCCTATGCGGATGACCTGCACTGAAGGGACTAAGGGCTGGAAGTGCTACCGACTAATTGAGGTTGTTATGATTCACAAAGGGGACATTAAAAAGGGTGAGCAGACCAATCTCGCAAAGCATTAAAAGAGCGCAAGCTGGCAACTCATGGAGCAGACCGAGCCGGTTTGCAAGTACTCTTCAATCTTATGTATCTTTCTAGTGATCCAAGAGCCTTCAAGACCTACGATCGGGCTTATTTTTCTCCGGCTTAATCCTTCGGAGTGAAGCTCCCAGATCCGCTGGTCCCGGTAACTAGTGAAGTAACCTTCACTGAGCTTTGACCTTGCCCAGGCATAATACGAGCACGTAGCCGCGAAGACATCCTGCGTTTGGAAGTCTCTTCGTTGTGCCAAGTCCTGGGCAGATCGATGATCAGTAAAGAACTCTCCGTCTTCGATATCAACAAAGCCAGATGATTCAAGCTGATTGTCCCATCTAGCTTTAATCTCACGACACGACTTGCACGTGTTCTTGAGAATCGTGTGGCCCTTCTGGCACTGATTCATTGGCAACCTTCTCGGCTATCTCTTTTAACCGGGCTGTGAGTTTTGCTCCCTCTTGCCTTTTTTGGTTCTCACACATGCCATTGATCTCAATCTTTTTGCACGCGTTTGCATAGAGATAAATGGGCTTGCGTAAAAACTTGGTTCTCGTGTTTTGAATCTCGCTTGCGACTGTGATCCAACCAACTTGAGAATCCTCCACCCCAAAATAAGTCATGAGCACTTCTTTTAGATGTTTAAAGTCTTCTTCAGTTTTTGGAATTGGTCTAGGCCAGTACTTAGTTAAATGATACCAAAGCTTTTTAAGGCGCACTTAAGGTCTCCTTCACTTTTTTGTCAGTCTTCTCAAACACTTCCGCAAGTTTAAAGAGTTTTTCGTTCAAAAGATAGAGTTGCGCCTGGAGTTTTGAGATCTCAAACTGCTTATCTCCTGCGGCCGCACAGATTTCTTTATACTCGCTCTTTAGGTCTTCCTCCGACTGGACCTTAGGCTGTGGTGGTTTTGCTTCGTTCCATTGCATTTCATTCCCCCCGGAATATTGCGGTTATCTGAGCGTTTGATTTATTATGAGGATGCTCGCGCCAAAAGCCTTTGGTCGGTGCTTTTTCTAAAATTGGCGGAACATTTTTATCTTCCTCTGTGATCTCGACAACAAAGCAAGCATCACTTGAGCCACAAAACCGCTGCCTGCCTCTGGGAACAAGGATGTCACTAGGCCACACATGGTCCCAATTGCCAAAGGAGCTTGCGGATTTAAAATATTGAAGGTCTTCATCAGTGAAGTCTGCGAGATAGACAGTCGGGAGCCTGTGGGTGACGGCGTATAGGTCATAAGGCCGAGATGTGACCTTCGTCCACTCAACTCCGCCCACAAAACTATTTTGCATGGGATGACCATCTTCTGCATCTGACCAGGATTTATGAAGGTGTCTAAAAGAAATTGAAACGAGCTCAGCGTTTGTGTACCAATTGTCGCCGTAAACGGCTTGGCCAATTGATGGGAGAACCCTTGGATGAGGGACCACGACGCAAGAGCCCTTATCCCGGCCTAAGGTCCAGAGCCCTTGAACTGTCCCGTCTCCAAAGATTGAATCAGGCGGTGCTAGCAAGAGCTTATCCCCTGATTTCAAGCATTCCTTGATCTGCCAGATAGATGCAGATTGGACCTGGTCGATGTAGTCACGAAGTAGGACTGAGGATTTGAGATTAAAATGAATCCCCGTGGGCATGGCTTGAACTATCTCTTGGTGATGCTCTTCATCGGCAAAGATATTCCATTTGGCTTTTAAGTTTTGAAGTGTCTCGAGGTTCTTTGGCCAAGAGAGCGACTTGATCGCAGTGCGCTTAAAAAGCTCAACATGCTTCTTTCCCCAGACAGAGCTTAGGATCTGTAACCCCACCTAGCCGACTCCCCATGTGTGGTGGCCTCGGTGAGTGACAAGGGAGCGTGCAGAGATAAAGATCGGGATGTGAAGCTTTTTGGCAAGGATCATAAAAGCCCAGTCTTCCCCTCGAAAGAGCCCATCTTGAGCACCCATTTTAAAATATTCCCCGTGAGGCTCTGCATCGGAGTTATCAAAGGGCTTATAATGCTCGACTTGGTCTTTCATAAGCTCAAAAACTGAGCGATCAATCATTAGAAATCCAGTGCCGGTCTTTGCAACTTCAATCTCACCTGATTGCTTATCTGCCTTCTCATTGATGAAATTCTGGAATTCTTCAACCGACTTGTTGTTGTGGTCTTTAAAGTAATGGCGCTCTTCATCTAGAGGATCAAAGTTGAGATTGATGGGATAGCGTTTGTGAGGTGTGACGCCACCAATGATTCGGCGATTGCTTTGAAAGAGTGCGAGCACTGCTTCTTTATTGAAGCCTTGGTCAGCGTCAACAAAGAGCATCTTCTGGCACTTGGACTTTAGGAACATATCCACAAGAGAGTTACGAGCATGAGGAATAAGGCTAGAGCCAACAACTCGCGCCATTTCGAAGTACACATTATGTTGGGTAAGAAAAATAGCGAGATCAGTAAGGCCCAGAGCATAGTCCAAAGTACAGGAACCGTCATGGCTAGGTGTCGCAATCATTAATCCTTGTTTTGGCTGAAGGGCGATCAGCTTCTCTAGATCTTTTTGAGCCTGTTTTTGTGTCCATGCGTTAAACGCTTGAGCATCGGGACCATTCTCCCAACCCTGAGGATAAACCTGCTCATGAGTGGAATCCTTCTTACCATTAACAAATGCATGGTCGTGACGCACCATTACATCCATCAGGATTCTCAGAGCTCCGGACTTACCTGCAAGAAATTCCCATGCCGTGTCAATGAAGAGATGCTTGGTCCCAGGGACAAACATCCAGCCAATGGTCTTTAAAACTTTGCAGGACCACGCTGTGGCCCCGCAGATTCGCTTGGGAGCCTGCCACCCATCATTGGTGCCAATGACATTGGTCCCGTTGATCTGGGAGGCTATCACGCGGTCCCAATGCTTTGTCTCAAGGACATGGTCATCGTTAAGAAGAATCACAAACTCTTTTTCGATGAACTGATCCCAGATTTCGTTACATTTTTCTGCCATTGAAACACCCGCCGTCTCCACCAACTTCCAGTTTTTAGGTAGCGGAAGAGCCTGGTATTCGGCTTGCTTTGAGAGGTAATCCCCTTTGTCAATCAGGAGCAAACCTGGGAGTTCACTATCGGTTGCCTCATAGGACTTAAAGAAACGCTTTAACAATTCAACACGATTGAGGGAGGGGAGAAGAATAATTCCGTTCATTGAAGTACTTTCTTGATGGTGGAGATGGGACCGAGCAATAAAAAATACGGCAAGCCAATGAAGAGATCGATCCAACTTGGGTGCTCTGCGTAATTAAAAAGGTAATTGCCCCAGTTGCCAATCCCGAAGGAAAGCCAAGCCACTATGAATACTAACACGCTGTTTCAATCTTGATTGTCACAAGACCTCCCATTTTTG